AACCAGATGAAGACCCAAGTCTACACTAAACAACTAATAGAAAAAGCAAAACTAATTGTCTCTACTGATAGAGAAAAAACCCACGGAAACAAACAGATTAATCATGATAACATAGCTAAGATGTGGTCAGCTTATCTTGATATACCAATGAATGGTCTTGATGTTGCACTAATGATGACCTTATTAAAGGTTGCAAGAACTAAAGCAGGCTCACATAACCCAGATGATTACGTTGATATGGTTGGTTATAGTGCTATTGCTGGAGAATTAGCAGAGAAAGGAAACAACAATGTTAAGTAATCAATTACCAACTACCTATCAACAATTTATTCATGCCTCTAGGTATGCTAGGTTTGTTGAAGAACATAAACGCAGAGAGTCTTGGAGTGAAACAGTCACTAGATACTTTGACTTTATGCAAGAACATTTAAAAGAAAACAATAAGTATACTTTACCTAAAGAGTTACGCACCGAATTAGAAGATGCTGTTTTAAGTTTAAGTATTATGCCTTCTATGAGAGCACTCATGACTGCAGGTAACGCACTTAAGAGAGACCATACTGCAGGTTATAACTGTAGTTATATTCCTATCAATGATGTTAGAAGCTTTGATGAAGTTATGTATATACTACTATGTGGTACAGGAGTAGGCTTCTCAGTTGAAAGAGATTATGTTGAAGAGCTTCCAACAATTGCAGAAGAGTTTGAAAATACTGATACTATAATTGTAGTACAAGATAGTAAAGCTGGGTGGGCTAAAGCTTTCAGAGAATTAATTGCTATGTTATATGGCGGACAAATTCCTAAGATAGATGTAACAAGAATCAGACCTGCAGGAGCTAGACTAAAAACTTTTGGTGGTCGTGCTAGTGGGCCTCAACCTCTTGTAGATTTGTTTGACTTTGCAATTACCACATTTAAAAACGCCACAGGTAGAAAGCTTGACGCTCTTGAGTGCCATGATTTAGTCTGTAAAGTTGGGGAGGTTGTTGTTGTAGGTGGTGTTAGACGTAGTGCTTTAATATCTCTAAGCAATATACAAGATGACAGAATGAGAAATGCTAAGAGTGGTTCTTGGTGGATGACCGAACCACAAAGAGCACTATCAAATAACTCAGCTTGTTATACTCGTACCCCTGATATGGCTTTATTCATGACAGAATGGAAGTCATTGTATGATAGTAAGTCAGGTGAACGAGGTATTTTTAATCGACAGGCGGCTAAAGATAAAGCCGAACAGAGTGGTCGTCGTGATATTGACCATGATTTTGGTACCAATCCTTGTTCAGAAATTATTCTTAGACCTTATCAGTTTTGTAATTTAACTGAGGTTGTAGTTCGTGCTACTGATAGTGAGAAAGACTTAGTAAAAAAAGTAAAACTTGCTACGATACTAGGAACATTTCAATCAAGTCTTACTGACTTTAAGTATATAAGAAAAATATGGAAATCTAATACCGAAGAAGAAAGATTACTTGGTGTATCTTTAACTGGTATTATGGATTCAACTGTAACTAACAAACCTAAAGATGGTTTTCTTAATGAGCTTAAGCAATCTACTATTGATACTAATAAAGAGTTTGCTAAGAAACTTAAGATACCACAGTCAACTGCAATCACTTGTGTAAAACCTAGTGGTACAGTAAGTCAGTTAGTTGATAGTGCTTCTGGTATACATACTAGACACAATCCTTATTACATTCGTACTGTAAGATGTGATAAGAAAGACCCTTTGACTCAGCTTATGATTGATAAGGGTGTACCACACGAGCCTGATGTAACTAAACCTGATTCAGTTATGGTGTTTTCTTTTCCTACTGAATCACCAAAGGGTTCGATAACTCGTAATGATAAGACAGCTATAGAACAATTAGAACTATGGTTAAAGTATCAACGAGAGTGGTGCGAACACAAGCCTTCTGTGACCATTAGTGTTAAAGAACATGAGTGGATGGAAGTTGGAGCATGGGTGTATAAACATTTCAATGAAGTATCTGGAATTAGTTTCCTTCCTTATACTGACCATGTATACAAGCAAGCTCCCTATCAAGATATAACAAGAGAAGAATATCTTGAATGGAAAAAAAAGATGCCTAAAACTATAGACTTTTCTTTACTAAGTGAATACGAATCCGAAGACAACACTACAGGTTCACAAGAACTTGCGTGTACTGGTGGAGTGTGTGAGTTGGTAGACACCACACAAGAGATAGCTTAGATGAAAAAGAAAATTATAAAAGAAGGAGTTATTGCTAGCTATAGTGTGCTAGTTAATAACAAAGGGGAGCTGATATCAGAAGTGTCAGCTCTTCCTGAAAAGAAAGCAGACATAATGACTGAAACATTTAAAAGGAGTGAAGAAGAAAAACAATTTTATATTCAACTTGTCAAAGAACTTAAGATAAAGTTTAATGAAATAGAAAAATGGATACAAAAATATATAACTTCTATAAATTAATTATGAAAACATTTGTATACGGTACATTAAAAAAAGGAAAAAGACTTCATTCTATTATTGAGGACGCAACTTTTATGGGAACACATGAGACTAAACAATCTTTTGATATAAAAGATTACGCTAATGGTGCTTTCCCTATTGTGTTCTTACCTAAAGACGATGGGTATAAAATAAAAGGTGAGTTGTATGATTTAGATAGTAAGAGTATGAGTTATGTTTGGAGTTTAGAAACAGGTGCAGGTTATTCTCCTGTTGAGATAGATGTAGGAGACCATACTGCAGTTGCATTTATATACCCTCAGTTTGCTGAGAGCTCAGCTATTGAGGTAACTGATAAGTATATATCTACTAGTAATGATGTTAAGGAATGGACTGGAGTTTAAGATTATTTATTAGCTTTTTTCTTTAATCTTTTAAAAATTTTTGTAATTTGTTTATCAAGTTTTTCATGCATGTGTTGTTGTTCATGTTGCATTTTTAAAACTTCTTGTTGCAAATTAATTGTAGATATTAAGTTCCAACTAATTAAAGCCATCAATCCTAGAAGAGCTACTCCTATAACTTTTTCTGCTAAATTCATTTAATAATTTTTTCACAATGTTTGACACCAGTTTGGTCTACTGAAAATTCACATTGCTCTAGCGTACAAGTATATTGTACTTGATTGCCTGAGTTACGCTCAGCTAAACGCTTAGCCGCTAAGCATGTGCTAAGGTTGTCCTGGTGATACCAACCTTCTATATTTTTATTACCGCCATCATAAACGTACAAGCTAAGTATTATAACTGTTTCAATGAGCCCCATTCTTTCTCTCCTCTAAATCTATAAGTCTATCTTCATGGAATTGTATAATCATTTCGTTTTTAAGTATCAATGGAATCTCTTGTTCCATTTGTTCTTTTAATTTTTCTACATTACCTGATAAATATTCTACCAACATATAAAGTTCTTGTATTTGTGGTGATACCATATCACCTTTAGGTACACCTTCTATAAACTGATTGGCTGATGTTATGTCTTTCTCCATTAACTGTAAGGTAGTTTCAATAGAGTTAAGTCTTTCAACAATAGTAAAGTAACTCATCGTACCAATTGCAACAGCTGCAAGTATAGCTAATAGATTTCTTGCAGGTAATGATATCTGTGTTGAGTCTGATAGCTTCATACAACTTCGCCATACCTTGACTCACAATAAAATTCAAAACCTGTCATGTCATCACCATACTCAATAAGGTGTGGAGCTAACAACTCAACCTTATTATCAGTGATAAATTCCCAACACGACCAAGTATCGTTAAATGATTTTAATTTATACTCTCTACTGTGTTGTTCTCCACCAGTAAATGTTAACATAATAGTTATAACAAAGTACATCATTTTTTAACTAAACTTCCTCCAAAGTATAGACCAATAATTGCCGCCACTAAATTAGTATCAAGTGGTGTAATTACAATTCCAGGTGCTGCCATTGGTACCCATTTCATTATCTCTTTACCTTCTGTAAGGAATAAGAATCCAGGTTTAAACTCAAGATATCCTACTATTATTTGTACTTCTGGTGCAAATA